TGAGTATCTAGTTAAAAAAATTAAAAAATATATACAAGAAAAGCCGAAATATCCTTGTACTGTTATATATCTTTTTTATGATGGATTTACAGAATTAGAAACAGAGGAGGAAATATTAGACCCGTATTCAGAGGATAATTTCGAATATCGATGTGACGAATGTGGAAAGCTATATCCATTGAGCTATTTAAACAGTGGGATTTTTTTGTGCGAATATTGTAAATAAAAAGTTAAGAGTGAAGTTGTATTAGAACCAAGGAAGATAAAGAGGGGAAACAGCAAGAGCCTGATGTACAATAGCATTTCCACCATCTTGTTTGCACTACAGGATTTTTCCTTTTAACTATAACCGTTGTTAACAGAGAATAACTCGCAACATTAATAATGTAAAAGGATAATAACTCTACATAAATGAACCGCGAAATATCTGCTCTGTTAGAAAATTTTGCTGCTACCCCTGGGCAAGATTATGTTCTTGCTGAGGTTGCGGAAGATGCAGTCTTACCTAAAATAGCAAGACTGTCGCATTTCGACATTTACATGGCTTATCTAACCATTATCGCCTTCCCGAACAGATCGATAAAACATGGTAAAATTCTTGTTCGCAGATTGCTTGATCTTAAGGGCTTATCAGACGAGTATTTGCAACAGGAGCTATCTGAACATTGGTCAAAATTGCCCGAATGGGTTCGGGAAGTTTTTCTTCAGGCGGGACACGGTCCTACCAAATCTAGTTAAAGTCGTATATTTTTTTGGCAAAATGGCACAACTCGATTTCGAGGATTTTGACCGCTATTTGCTCGGCCAAAAAGGCCGTATTATTCATCAGATCTGGTTCGGTACGATCCCGAACAAACGAGAGGCGAGAAAAGCGTATGAAAAACTGAAGTTATACAGACATAGTTGGATGATTAAAAATCCGACATGGTTTAGAGTAGAATGGAATAAGCCTATGTGTGCACAATTAGTCAAATCCTTCTATCCAGAGCATATGGAAATGTTCAAAAAGTATAAGTACGAGATACAGAGATGTGATGCTATCAGATACCTTATTCTGCACCGCTATGGTGGTTGGTACGCAGATATGGACTATTACTGCAATCGTCCCCTAGATGAAGCTATGGACGAGTATAAGAACGATATCTATTTTGTACAGTCTCCTAACGGGGTATCTTTACAGGATGATGATCATATTAGCAATTCTCTAATGTATTCTGTACCAGGTCATAGCTATTGGAAACAGGTTATGCTCGAGTTGGAAAAAAGTCAGAGTGTTCCCTATTACTACGGAAAGCACGTAGCTGTTATGTTTTCTACCGGGCCGGGTATATTGAATAGAATCTATTCAAAGTATAAATATCGATACAAAGTAAAGAGTTTACCGTGGAAACTTTTCCATCCATACGGAATTAAGGACGAAAAGTTATCGCTAATGGAGAATAAAGAGGTTTTTGCTATTCATTTCGGAAAAGGATCATGGGAAGATAGAGATAGTAAATTTTTCCTTTGCTGGGTCAGAGAATGGAAAATAGTTTTGTTTATAGTTTTAGTATTGTTGATACCCGTGATAGCGAGAATCTTATTAAAAAGAACTAATGCAACTAAAAAATGAGATATATTATCATAGCTATTGCAATAATTCTTATTCTAGCTGGAATTGCTCATAAACTTCTAATTAAAAAGAGTTTCTACAGCATGAATGTAAAGTATTGGCTGATATACGCATCTACATTTCTGTTTATTTTTGCCAAATTGTCTAGAAAATGGAAACTGATAGTATTTCCAGTTTGCTTATTCATACCAACTCTGCGAATATCATTAGCTGTAACTTTTCTATTGATATGTTTCCTGTGCCGCAACTATAGTTCGTACCGATTTATTGGTCGAATAATTTTCCAGAAAAGTATACCGCAAAGTAGAAATCCAACTATCTATGTAGCAAATTATCCGAGCGATATGATCGAATATGCACTTCCAGGGATTTTTTCCTCAAACCTGACATTCGTTATTTTCAAAGGCGCTGCAAAAGTATTGGAACCAATTTTCGGAAAGGATAAAGTATTGTCAGTAGATCTAGATAAAAAAGATACATTTTCCGAAACGAAACAGATTATACAAAAAAGACTTTCTGAAAATTACAGTATATTTTCATACGTAGAAAAGACTTATTACGAGCGGAAAAATATATATACAATGACCAAGTTTCGTTCAGGTATGTTTAGAATTGCACAAGAATTAAACATACCTATAACACCCGTTGTATGTGAACACCTAGAATATGATTATGGAATTATCCGGAATGAAGCACCTCGTGTGTATATACTAAAGCCTTTTTATGTGTCAAATTTAGAAGCGGATATGGAAAAATGTTGGAAAAATATGGGGAGATATTTACGAATGACAAGATATAAAATTTAGACGGTATTTAGGGATTTTTTTCAGAATAATTTGGGAATCGTTCAGACCGTACGCCAAAATAACGTAAAAATCATCTACTTCTATTCCAGACAAATATTGAATTCGATTATGTTTTTTGGGCTCTAAACATAATATTTCGGTTCTAAAAGAGATTAGTAATGTTTTCCTGTCTATTAGAACTAATACGGAACGTATTGTTGGTATTTTTCCTTTTGTTTTGGTATGGAGACCACATATATAATAAGAATCGTTATATATTTTCCAACTTGTACTACATCTTAAATTTAGGTTCTGAGGAACATCGAAAAAATTGGCTACATTTTCTTCTATAATTTTGAACATTCTTCCCGTTTGCAGATCGACAGTAAAAACTTTCCAAATAGGATAGGCATCTGTTTGGATACATAACTCTCCGTTATGTTCAAACGGACACCAGTTTTTCTGTACATTTACAACCGGACTGTCACCAAAATAATCTGAACGATTGTAATCAACTCGACGGACAAAATTGTAATTTTTATCATATATCATCAGTACTGGAAAATTATCTTGCATTGTTATATATTCACTTGCCGATAAAACATAGTTACCCTTATATTCTATCATCCTAGGATCCTCTAGACTTCCTTTCAAATTTTTATGAACAGGGTATATAATTTTTTTATTACCTTCGGAATCTATTTCGAGGAAAAGAATAAAGCTCTTATAGAACATCTGTCCGTAAAAATGGTAAAAAAGATTTTTCTGTGTTAGCGTAGAACATCTTAAACAGCAAAGATACCCGTTAGATGTTTTTGTAATAGAGGGATTGAAAATATTGTAGCGAGAGTCGAAGGAAAGTTCGAAAAAATTTTTGCCTTTAGTATGACCTTTACAAAGAACAACAGGAAATTCTAGAATCCTGTGGGAAAAAAGGACAAACACTATAAATATTACATATAATATAATAACAATTTTTTTGGATCTAGATCCAAAAAGTTTATACCCGACAACAAGACATAAAATCAGCAACGCGATTGCGGCTATTATAAAACCGTATATATCTTTGGTCATTTGTATTGCCCTAATAATATTTTAAATAGTAGATAGCAAAGGCCAAATGAAGATAGTAACGCTAATATTTTTAGGAATTCTTCTATATATCGTAAAATTTCTTTGGACGAATGACATAGTGGATCGAAGGCATCCGTTTGGGGGAGATAACGATAAGTTAAAAACATATTTAGCTAGACACGGAATTTCTAGGGATCGTATCGGTAAATTTCCGAAAGGTGAAGATTACGGGGTTCAAACATATTGGGGAAAACCGAATAAAAAGGATAGTATATGTAGGTCCCTGGATAAAATAGAATGGTTGGCAACTAATTATAAGACGGAAGTTATTTGGCGGAGATGTCTTGTCTATGCAATTGTTTTAGGACTTTTAATATTTATTGCAATCGGAAAGGAAAGATTCGAAATTGACAGGATTCTTTCTGTGATATTATTATTATATATAGGATTTTATATGAGCAAATCGTACGAAAACACCCATATTATGAATATCAAATCAAAATTTTTGGAAAAGAACGTTGGTGCAATCAAAGAGAAGCTAAATTTAGACCAGAAAAATTCCATATTTAGGCATCCAATATTATAAAATTTCTATTAATAAATGGAGGTTTCTTTTCTGTTATACATTATTTGTGGCCTTGTGATATTGGGATTCGTCGTGATGGTGTTTTTACGCAATATAGCGGTAACTGAATATCAGGATTACTACATAACGGACGGTACTCATCACATTGAATATATCCCTAAAAAGATTTTTCAGTTAATCGCAGACAAAAACAAGGTCAATCCAAGTTTCCAAAAGAACATAGAATATATCAAAAATCTTAATCCTGATTGGGAATATAATCTGTATGATGACAGTGATATTATAACATATATGACTGCCTATTATCCAGACATGTTGTACTACTATAATAAAATTAACCCACGATATGGTGCTGCACGTGCAGATTTTTTCCGATATTTACTCATGTACAGAGAAGGTGGTGTTTATCTAGATATTAAGAGTGCCATGAAATTCCCCTTGAACAGAATAATTTTTCCGAAAGATGAATATATACTTTCGTATTGGAATTGTCCTTGTAAGAAAATGTCGCTGGACAACGAAATGGGAGAATTCCAACAATGGCATATCATTTGCAGACCGAAACATCCTTTTCTGCGTGCGGTGATACAAAATGTCATCAAAAATATAGAGGATTATCGGTTATCGGATGGTATAGGGAAAGAAGGTGTTTTAAAAGTAACAGGACCGGTTGCGTATAGTAAGTCTATAATGCCTCTCGTCAGCCAATACAATTGTAGAATTATTGATACCAACGAAATGATAGGTCTTATTTACAATAATTTACCAAAATCTTACAACCCTTTTTCAGACTCCCATATCGGTCTTTTTTCTAACACCCATTACAGTAAAATTCGCGAACCAATTATAATAAATAACAATTAAATAAACATGAACATACCCCCACAAAAGAAGACAAACATTTTTGTAAAATGTCTCGGATCACAAGGAACCGCTTACATAGTGGTTATCATAGCTACAATTTTGTTACTTATCGCCGGGTTTTTTCTGTATAGAAAGTTACAGACAACCAAGTTTGAATTGGAAAGTTGTAGAAGTAGTTGTTCGTCAGTTTAAATAATATTTTTCTCGAAAAATATTATTGACCTTGTTTACACTTTCTAAATTTGTACATATAAATAAGCGCAAATATGAGCAGAATAACTGCGAATATTACTATACCGAAGAAAGAGTACATGAGCAATTTTTTGTACTTAAGTCTCGGATCATCACGATAATAGCTTTCGACATAATTATAATTGTTATTTCCACGTGGATAACCGTTATATTTGTTCTGGAACAATTTTTTCCCGTCAAGATCGTATGTGTAATCTTTGTTCATCTTGAGAAGTCTTGTACCGTTAGGATAGTTTCCCGGTACAATTCTTTTGTACGTATGCAGCTCGTTGTTTTCAAGGTTAAAAGCAACTGCAACTATTGTCGGTCCAGTAATACTCAAAGATGTTGCCGGATCCGTTCTTCTCATCACTATACTTGCAAAGGCTAATTCCAAACTTTTCTTCATGATAGGATGACCTGGGCGACATGCTATAAAAGATTGGAAAATTCCTGGTAAATTTACGATCATCTTGAGAAATCCGGAAGACTCTAGATCTGCAATACTGACAAATTGATCATCTTTTCCCAACATTTCCCGAAAAGGAACTTCTGGAACCATATCCATATCCATATATACCCCTCCATTGATATAAAGGATCGCGTACCTCCAAAAATCACATTTGAACGCGCCTGGGATAAGAATATCGAAAGCATTCGCATAATTCTGTCCAAAATTGTCCAGTAAAAATTGCCGGCAATCTTTGTCGTCCCAAAGTTCATAATCGTACTCCGGATTCATCTCTTTTGTTTTCTGAACTATCTGAGCCATTTTTTCTGGCAGGTCTTTGGACTTCCAGGATTGATAGATTTTTTTAGGTATTAAGCTCATTTATTCAATATAAATAAAATGAATATACTAGGAATTGTTATCTTCACGATAATTTTCACGTATATTGCATGTATAGTGATATATAGGAGAAAACATCCTCTGTTTATGTCTTCATTAGAAAAAGAGACATTTTATACCGGAATGGATATTGTACACAAAGAGATGGAAAAGAACGGCATTCCATACTTCGCTATCTGCGGGACGTTGCTCGCAACTATTCGGGGTGGGGAAATTATTCCTTGGGATGACGATATCGATCTCGGTATTCTAGAAAGCGATATGGACAGGTTTAATTCCATAGATTTTAGAAAATACGGATATACAACTTATCCTGCATCGGGAAACAACTGTGGAAAGATTTATCTGAACAATAAACAATATATCGATATCTTTCCGTTCAGGAAAGTAGATAACAGATACGAATATCTTGAGGATCGGGCCAGACAACTTTGGCCGGGTGAATATTTTTTCCAGGACGAATTATTCCCTCTCAAGAAATATAAATTTGGGAATTTGAGCATATATGGACCTAAAAAATTTGTCAAACCTGCTGAAAGAGCTTGGGGACCAAACTGGAAAAAACCTGTGTTCAAATTCAAGAAAAAGATAGCTTATCCTATCGAAATGATATCCTTGTATTTCGGGAAAAAGTATAGTATTCCTAACGAAGATGACTCTACCTCATCTCAGGCTTAACGTATTTCATCCCGATCTCCTCGAATATATCCTCTTCAGATGGATATTCCAGTATTTTATCTCCCGTTTTCATATCGTATAGTCCGTGCTCGTTTAACAACAATCCTTTCCTCTTCGCATCCGCTCTCATATAGACGTTAAACCCTTTTGAGCCCGTAAAGTAAAGAAGCGCCGTACCCCAAGAAGTTTCGTTCACAAACTCTATATCGAGCCTGATATGTAAACCGCCACTCGGGCAGTGTGCAATGCCCATAAATTTCTCATTACGCATACTGAGCACATCCGTTACTATCTTTTTCCTGCGAAACAGATCGACCGCATCCTTCAGGGTAAATACTTTACTGGAAATTAGGCAATCGATATCTCCAGATTCTTTCGCTCCCCGGCGATAAGAACCGGCAATTTCCATATCGTAAGATCCTCTCCCGTATTTCTTATCGAGATAAGCCCGCATGATCACGTATAAACTCGTGATCATATCTCTAGGGACTTTTTTCTGCAGATCTTCCTGATATTTCAGCCCGATCTTTTGCTGGTCAGTAAGAAGATGCGTATTTTTTCGTAAATCGCTAATGTTGCGAATGCCTTCTTCGTAAAGCTTTTGCGCTTTAACCGGCCCTATTCCCCAAACGGTTTCTAGCTCTTCTAGAGCTTTTTCCTTGGCAGAAAGGACCTTCTCTTTCTTGAGTTCCTTTTTCGCTGTCTCGGCTGCCGAAATCTTTCCCGTGTCGAGGTATTCCTTCACTTTAGCTATAACTTTGGGTCCGATTCCGCGAATACCTTTTACCTGGTTTACGTTAGTTATTTTTGTATCTATCATTCTCAAAGCCGCAATCGCTTTACCGTATGCGATCGTCCGGCCCTTGTCGTTTTCGGCACGGTAATAATTCTGAAGCGCGGTGAACTGTTCTATGAGATCTCTGTTCATATTTATTATAAAATTTATTTATAATAAATGGACATACTTGTGGTTATAACAATCGTCATCGTCCTGATATGCATTATCTATTTAATCTCGATCAATATTAAGAACTCTCGAATAATCTTGAAATATCGGGCTAATTTCGAGTATCCAAACAACAAAAATTGGACAGTTGATATGCTATACGATGGTACAATTTTATCCGAAAATAGAAAGTACTACTACTACAACCCCAGTATTTTTCGAAATTCGGAAGGAAAAATAATATTGCTGAGCAGAATAGGCGAATCATGGTGTTCGGAAGATTATCCAGATGACAAGAGTATACCCAAAACATTTTTCACGTCAGGTGGTAGTGAAAATTTTGTCAACATGGATTTATTAGAACTACCCAGCTATCGGAAAACACATGTTAAGACTATTAAACCTGTATCAAAAATTTGCGGAAGTATACATGGAGGGGAAGACCCACGTGGCTTTAGTTATAAAGGCAAGAATTATGCCCTGTGTATGGAATACAGAAAAATTCAAGGTTGTGTACCGGGAATAGTTTTATTAGATCTCGACACAGAAGAAATAACAGACCTAATACATCCTGTAAAACCGAATAGCCCCCAAAAGAATTGGTTACCCCTAATTATTGACGATAAATTTTATATTGTTACTGATACTAATCCTCACCGTATTGTCGAACCGGATCTGAAAACGGGAGAATGTGAAATAGTGGCAGAAACTCCCAATCCATTTATCAATGATGATTTACGCGGTTCTGCAGGATATATACATGTTGATGATTGCTATATTGGAATAGTTCACCATAAATACGGAGTCCATTCCTACTCGCATTTATTCTATGCATTTCAGGACACGTTTCCATTCAATATTGTTGCAATGTCGGATAAATTTTGCATCAAGGTGAGTGACAAGTCTTGCAAAGATAGAACACAAATGTTGACTGGAATCATCCTCGTTGATAATATCGTGTACATAACAGGTGGACATCATGATAGAAATTGCTTTATCACGAGTTTACCACTACGAGAATTGCTGAAGACCTTGGATTTCGAGAATAGGAGGAAAAATATAATAAAATATATCCCTAGAATCGTTACACAAGATCTACCGAAACAAAAGATACCGAGAAAAATTATAAGTATACTTATATTGGATGATGAATATTTGCCATCGGTTCCAAAATATATGCAAGATTGTCTCGAATCTTGGCATAAACTTAGTCCTGAATATGACATACAGATCCTAGATAAAAAAGATTGTGTTCAGTTTTTGAGAAATAATTTCGGCCCCGAAGTTCTCGACGTGTACAATTCTTTCAAACCATATGCGTATAAATGTGATTTAATGAGGATATGTTGGTTGTATATTTACGGAGGGATTTATAAGGATATTCGTCAAACTTTATTAGTGCCACTTGAGCAAATTATTGAACCTGATAATGAGATTGTTTTCCCGAAAGATCTAGTGCTAGATCGTCGGATGGATTATCCAATTTTAAACAGTTTTATAGGATGTGTACCAAAGCACCCAATAATGAAAAAATATATTGATATGATAGTTAAAAATGTCCAAAATAAATATTACGGAGTTTCTAGTTTGGATATAACAGGCCCAAATGTTTTTGGCCATGCAGGGAGAGAGATACTTGGTGGAAAGGGCCAATGGATTCCTGGCAATTATGGTTCGTATCAGATATTAAATCATGAGGGGAAATACATATATAAAAATGGATCTGAAATTATACAAACAAAACCGGCAAAAGCCGAATTTACTGCAGATTTCGTATCTGGAAATATATATGGACAAATGTGGAAAGAGAGAAATGTATACGTTAAACCCTAATCTTCTCTACTTTTCTATTACTGACGTAATATATCTCCCCGACTTTGTCCCCTTTTCTAATATTCTTTACCGGGGTGCAATCTACGTACACTCCTGTTGCATCTTTTTGTTTCGTGTTTTCTAGACATATTTCTGCGCATTCCTTCAAAATATCTTTGTCAACCTCCTCCTCTGTCTGTAAAATAACATAACAAGATGGGAAAGCTGAAAGATGGAAAAAACGATACTTTTGTTTAGCTTTCCCAAGAATTTCCCAATTCTCTTTTGCGTTTCCTCCAACAAGGCATGTATAGTTTGCGACTTTGTATTCCTTCATTTATAGTATAAATGAAGGTATTAAATCCATATTCATTAATTTTATCTCCTTGGTGCATAAAGCCAGGAATCGTTACAGAAATTAAACCCGTAACAGTCGCAGCTCTTTTTCGCAGCACATTTTGCCGTCATGCAGCTACATGCGGGAGTTTCACAACAATACTCTTCTGCGCTGGTTGCCGGTCGCGATTTATAAATCGCGAATAAAATACCGAGTAAACAGAGTAAAACTACTAAATAGAATAGATCTGGCATTTATTACAGTCAATTTTCTAATTTATTATTCCTACACTGAGTTGTTTGGCGCATTCGTCAGGTTTCTTCCCGCTTGCCACACAAGCACTGTGTTGGACACATTGTTCTGGACTACCGGAAAAATGTTTGTTGCCGGAAGACCATTTACAGCTACTGTCTTTTTCGCATTCATCCCAGTTGCAACAGCCATTGTGACAAGCGGCAGTGGACGGCCCGTAGAGCAGTGAATCTTCGTACCAGTACGGCCAGCCCCATACAGCGTTACCGATCGAGTATCCTCCCGGACCTCGCCAGCCACCATTCCAGCCACCTCCGTGCCAGCCTCCGTGACCTCCTCCGTGCCAACCTCCGCCTCCGTGACCACCTCCTCCGCCTCCGTGACCACCTCCTCCGCCTCCGTGACCACCTCCTCCGCCTCCTCCCCCTCCTCCATGACCTTCATATGTGTCAGACTTGGACAGAATGACGGCTAAAACTCCGACGAGACAGAGTAAAATTACCATACAAACTATTTTAGACATTTATTAATCCTAAAGAAAATATTTTCCGCTCTTATACTTGAGCAGCTTTTGCAGCACATTCGAGATGTCTTTCTTTATCCGGTTTGGTCGAACTATTCACACAATTTCTGTACGCTAAACATTGTGTAGGATGTCCAAGATGCCAACGGTTGTCTAATCCTTTCCAATTACAGCCTAAGCCAGCCGCACATTTGTCGTAATCACAGCATTCGTTTAGACAAGTCTCTGTTACGAGAGACTGTGGATAATATGCGTAGGGGTCTGCCCATACTCCTCTGCGGTACCAGCCGGGATGGCGACGCCAACCCCATCCTCTCCAACGCCAGGGATAATCTTCTTCTACGTTACATGCCGAGTTAACGGGTGCACAAGATCCCTGTCCGGGAGGTCCTTGCGGTCCGGGCAAAGACGCATGTGCTGCCAGCAAAGCCCGATAGTCGTCGTTTTTGCCATCTTTCTTGAAGGCTAAAACAGCTATCAATCCGGCTATAATTAGTAAACATATAACTATTGCTACCGAGATCATTTATTAAAATGATTTTTAAAACAGGAAAAGAAAATATATCAACAAGATGGAAAAGAGCGAGTTTTTCTCCTATTCCTGGCATATTGACGAGGACGAAACGGAACGAACGGTGATCAGGATCTACGGTCTAAACTCGAAGAATGAATCAGTTTGCGTTATCGTGAACAATTTTTTACCTTATTTTTATCTAGAACTACCAGCAAATGTGGAATGGGACGAGTCTAGGGCTGGTTTAGTCGCAAGTAAGCTGAACAACATGTTACAGGAGCGCAAGCCCGTTACGTATGAACTAGTTTTCAAAAAGAGACTTTATTATGCCAACGTGGATTCTAAACAGAAGCGGAGACTTTATCCATATCTTCGCTGTTGCTGTAGCCACACGGAGGATATTCGGCAACTCGGATTCAAAATCCGTAAACCGATTAATATCCCTGGGATAGGTGCGTTCAATCTAAAAATGCACGAGCACAACGCTAATCCAATTTTACAGCTTACTAGTTTGAAGAAACTTCCTACAGCCGGTTGGATCGCTTTTGCGGGCAAGAGGATCAAAGGCGACGACCAGATCTCTCATTGCAAATACGAATACAACGTCAAGTGGGAAAATATGACTGAGAAACCTTCTACTACCGTGGCAAGACCTTTGTTGATGGGCTACGATATTGAAGTGAATTCTTCTATTCCATCTTCCATGCCGAAAGCCCATCGTCCGAAAGATAAGATCTTCCAGATTTCTTGTGTGTTCGGACGTCAGGGTTGCAAGCCGGACGCTTACGAACGTTATCTTCTCACTCTCGGAGAACCCGACACGGATGTTCTTGGTGACAATATTGAGGTACTCATGTACGAAACCGAGCCCGATCTTCTTCTCGGTTTTGTCGATCTGATTCAAGAAAAGCAACCGAATGTATGCATAGGGTATAATATCTTTACTTTCGATATTCCGTATATGATTGAACGAGCTAAGACTGAGTTTTGCAGTTATGATTTTGATCGCCAAGGTATGAACAAATATGGTCACGCTAAGGAGAGAACGATCGAGTGGTCTTCTTCAGCTTACAAAAATCAGTCTTTCCAGTTTCTAGACGCAGAAGGGCGAATTTTCGTCGATCTCCTTCCCCTGGTGAGAAGAGACTACAAAATGAACAATTATCAGCTCAAAACAATCGCGTCTCATTTCCTAAAGGACATGACCAAGGATCCTCTCGATGCCAAGGCGATCTTCAAATGTTATCGTCTCGGCATGAAAGGAGGTTCTAAGGGAAAGAAAGCGTTGGGTGTGGTTGGAAAATATTGTTTGGCCGAAGGAACTGAAGTTACAGGTATTCACGGTACAACAAAGATTGAAGATTTGAAACAAAGTCGAGATTTCTTGCTTTCATGGGACGAGCAAAGTAATAAAATTGTAGAATCGAAACAGGTTAATTTTTTCAACAATGGCTTTCGCGAGTGTGTAGAACTGGAATTAGAAGATGGTACAACCATAACATGCACTCCGGATCATAAAATCAGCTTAAATAATTCCGAATGGAAAGAAGCTGGTGATATTCCAATTGGGACACGTGTTAATATTGGACCGATTCTACCATATATAGGTATTGAAACGAGAGAAATGGTTATATCACGTTTACTTGGTTATATACTTAGTGACGGACATCTTGGCAAACAAGTTTGTCAAGTATATACAGGTAATATATTTGATGCTAAAAATATTGCCAAAGATATTGAAAAATTATGTGGTATTTGGTCAGAGCCGAAACAGGACAGAAATTGTTGGAAAATTTATATTCCGTCAATTTTAGCCTATGAATTCCGTGCCTATAAAGGCGTGACAATAGGCAACCGTACAAAAAGCGGTTGTGGATTGCCAGATTTTTCGGAATGGGAAAACAAAAATATTAATGAATTTTTAGGAGGTCTTTTTGGAGGAGATGGATGGTGTGCTTGTCTTGCAAAGAAAGATAGAAAATTTTCTCCAATAGGACTAACACAATCCCGCTCTTCTGAAAAAGCAATTGTAACATACATGAACACTTTACAAAAATTATTACTAGAACGCGAAATTAATAGTTCTATTCGTATCAAAAAACGCGATAGTCTTTACATAGGATCGCTAATTATCCCACACGATGATAACGAGAAATTTCTGCGTTCCATCGGATATAGGTATTGTTATCACAAAACTTTACGTACGTCTATTTGTGTTTATTACCAAAGACTTCGATCAAAGACTATTAATGGTTACAAAAACTTGTATGAAAAAATATGTGAACAAAAAAGCTTGGGTAAAAGCATTTCAGCTGCATACAAAGAGAACATCAAGAATGTATTATATCCACCGACATATGGTACTGTAAAAGGTTGGATCAACAAGGGATTTCCTACAGGCAGATCTGACCAAGCATGTCGAACGTTTCCGAAAGCAGATGATTTTATTCAAAAAATCGGAGCCGAAAAATTATTTGAAAAGGGTGAAAATTACCATACATATGCGATTGGTAAAAATGACCGTGAATTACCAGTATTTTCTCTCGAACTAACTAACAGAAAAAATGTCGGAGTAAAACAGGTTTATGATATTGAAGTTGCGAATACTCATTCTTTTCTCGCTAACGGGATTGTTGTTCATAATTGCGTGAAAGACAGTGAACTAGTCGTCAGGCTTTTTGAGACCCTTACCACGTGGATTGCGTTGTGCGAAATGTCCAAGGTCACCAATGTGCCAATTTTCCAGCTCTACACACAAGGGCAACAGCTCAAAGTATTCTCGCAGGCGTACAAAAAGTGCACACACGAAAATACTATTGTCGAGAAGGATGGTTATATGACGAAGGAACAGGATCACTATGTCGGTGCAACCGTTTTCCCGCCAGTCCCAGGTGTTTACGACAAGGTTGTACCGTTCGATTTCTCGTCACTGTACCCCACCACGATTATCGCTTACAACATTTCTTGGGATACTCTCGTGGAGGATGAAAAAATTCCTGACGAGTTTTGCAACGTGATGGAATGGCACGACCATATTGGATGTATTGTAGAGGGAACTCCTGTTACAGTTGGAGAAATATCAGTACCGATTGAACAATTGATAAAAAAAGACCGAAAACTTCTAGCATACAATGAAGAAAGAAAAGGTCTAGAATATTACACACAAACAAACTTTTTCTACCAAGGGGTTAAAGAATGTATCGAATTAATTTTTGAGGATGGTACAACTTTGTGTTGTACTCCCGATCATAAAATATTATTATCAAATGGAAATTGGGTTGAAGCTCAGAATATTAAAATATCTCAAGATAAGATTGTTTGTGGATATAAATCTCCTTGTTACGATATTTCTGAAAAATATGGAGTTGTTATTGGAGATTTTACTTTATACGGAGAACAAGCATTGAGATTTTATCGACTCCTCGGTATGGCGATTACAGATGGGCACATGACGCATAATCGTACAATGATTTATTGTGGTCATGAAATAGACCGAGAAAATATTATCAAAGATCTAGATGCTCTTTTGCCGAATTCATACAATGTACACATCCAAAATCACGGATGGGGTATAACTTTACTAGGAAAATTAGGCAAACTTTTTCGCAATTTGGAGGGCATTGTTTGGGGAAGCAAAAAAGGACTCCGAAAATTCCCTAAACTATTACAGCATGCGTCTGTTCCCGAACTGAGATCTTTCCTTAGTGGTCTGTTTGGAGGGGATGGTCATACTTTTTCCATATCGAAATCTAGCGGTTCTCTAGGAAGCATCTCGCTATCTTGGAGTTCAGAAAACGAATATGAATTGACCGAGCCTTTCATGCACCTACAAGAATACATGTTGAAATGCGGAATTCGTACAACAGTATACAGAACACAAAAAAGTACACACATATCTGTGTTAACTGAAGACACCCTTAAATTCCAAGAAACAATAGGATTTGCATATTGTGTACATAAATCGATGCGGTTGGAAGCTGGTTGCTCGTACCTGAGACTAAGGCAGTCGGTTTGGGACCAACAGATTTATCTGACTGAGCGAGTCAGAAAATTGAAGAGCGAAATGAGCATAGAAGATGCCACAAGACAAGCTATTAAGGAACTGGCTGAAAATTTCCCAATTTATAACTCTTTTTACGCCAATCCGTCAAAAACCCAAATGGTAGATCTGTTGCGTAATCGTAAAAAACTGACCAAGTCAATGTTTTCCAGAGAAAATTTTCCGACCCCGTCGGAATATATGGATCATATAGGTGCAAAAGAATTTTTCTGTTCTTACTCTGTTCCTAGAGGAAAACAAGTTTTGCCATGTCTATACAAAAAGATTATATACACGAAAAATATTGGGAAGCGAAGAGTATACGATTTGGAGGTTAAAGATTCGCATTCTTTCATAGCAAACGGTATCGTTGTTCACAATTGTGTCCATGATCCGAAAGAGATTAGAAAGGCCGAGTTGAATAAGGAGATCAAAGAGAAAGATGCCGAGTTGAAAGAGATGCGCAAGGAGAGAGATCTGAAGAAGAATAAGGACCGTAAGGAAGATTTCAAGATAAAAATAGCAGAATTTATCAAGAGCACCAAACCGCTTCGTGATGAACGTTCTCAACTGAACAAAAGTAAACCGAAGCATATCATCTGTTGTCACAGAAAATATCGCTGGCTGAAGAAACCGTTGGGAGTGCTTCCAGAAATTCTTACACACCTTCTCGATACTCGTTCAGCAACTAAAAAAGAGATGAAGGCTGTCAAAGCCAAACTGAAGGAGATGAAGGAGGGGACGGACGAGTACGCAGAAACGGCTACTTATCACGATGTTCTCGACCAGCGGCAACTTGCTCTAAAGGTTTCAGCCAACTCTGGCTACGGTTGTATGGGTGTGCGCAGAGGATACCTTCCCTTCATGCCCGGGGCAATGTGTACGACCTATATGGGCAGAAAAGCTATTGAGAAAGCCGCTGCATCAATTCAGAAAGATTGGAAGGGAGTTTTGGTATATGGTGATACGGACTCCAACTATGTGAACTTTCCTCATTTACAAACCGCCGCAGAATGCTGGGACTACTCTATAAAGGTAGCTGCCGAAGTGAGCAAGTTATTTCCCAAGCCGATTGATTTAGTCGGTAACAGGAGACGTTAAAAACGTGAAATCTCCTAGTCTGTTATAGTTATGAACTGTAAACAGGCAAGACACCTCATTAGCGGGAAGTCCCTAAAATCTTAACTACCACCTCAGAACCGAAAGGTTTATGAGGGATCTCGGTTAATAGCCGAACCCGATGGTAACAATGTTAAGAATATCACGGTTTGTCGCGGCACAAACCGTGAAATGGGTAATCCGCGGTCACTAGACCTAAACCCGTTATGGCTAGGGCATGGTCAATCCTCAACGACTTAGTAGTGCAAAATGAATATAAAAGAATATCGCTGTAGAAAATCTTAGAAAAAACAATAAATGGAATTCACAAAATGAAAAAGAATGGAATGAAAGTATATGTAAATATATCTGCACGAAAACGGGTGTCGGTCAGCAATAATGGGTCTAGCCAACCCTAGCTGGCTTAAGGTATAGTCTAGTCCTTTGTGAAAGCAAAGGTAGTAACGGTCATTAGCATATGAAGAGAAGATCTACTGGCGTTTCTTTATTCTGACGAAGAAGCGATACATGTCTCTAGCTTGCGAGCGAGATGGTAAACTCGACAGCAAGATCTCTAAGAAAGGTGTGCTCCTTCAGCGCAGAGATAATTGTGCATTCGTTCGCAAAGTTTATGGCGACGTTGTAATGATGATTTTCAACAAAGCGAAGAGAGAAGATGTTCTCTACTATATACTTACAGAACTGAATAAGCTTTGCGGGGCTTCGTACCCGATGACGGATTTCGTTGTGACGAAATCGGTCGGAGATATTGGTGACCTTGAACCACACGAAGGTAAGGATAATAACGACAAGTCTTGCTATAAAGTAGGAGACTACAAGGTCAAGCTTCTTCCTACCGATGAAAAGAAAAGAGAATATCAGTTCAAGTTGAAAAACTGTGACACGGAAAGGGAATATTATCTAAAATGTCTTCCGGCTCAGGTGCAATTGGCAGAAAAGATGCGTGAAAGAGGTCAACTCGTCGCTGCCGGATCACGTCTAGAGTATGTGATCACGACAAAAGGCGGACATAACGCCAAGCAGTATGAGAAAGTGGAGGACTCGGACTATTTCTCCAAACATGGCAGTTCACTAGAAATAGATTATCTCTACTACCTGAAACAGCTCGCCAATCCTCTCGACCAGATTCTCGATATTATCTACACGATAGACGATGGTTCTGGTTATAAGCTTGATCCCGGTTTTACTCTGAAGCAATACAAGTACAGATTGCAAGTGAGGGGAAAAGTTCTCGCAGAGTTGAAGAGTCTTTTTGCCCCGAAGTTAACATTTCCAAAATAATTAGGCCTTGACACATCTATAGAAATAGGACCCATCCGACCAAAGGTTAGTCGTAATTGCGTTACTAATCTGCATTGTTGAACCATTTGCCGTAAAATTATATGTCTGACAATTTTTACACGTTTTTGAGACGTTTAAAAAATCGCTAGGTGGAACGGGATTAACAAACGACTGTGTCTGATCCGATTGGGTTCCTCTCGGACCGTCAAACCTAATCAAACAGTATGTCTGTCCGGAAGTTAGTCCAGATATTGTTGCAGTGCCTGAGATTTGTACTGGATCTTTATTGATATTATCTTGCAGACCCCAATCCGGTTCGTCCGGTCGGTCAACTGCTAAAGAAACAGGAAGCAACTCTCCTTTCGGGTCGCTATTCCCTGCAACGACGAGCAAATAATTACAACTGCAGTTCTTAGATGCAACACAATCTGTTCCTGGTGGTTTGCATTTAGAACCCTGTTGATTTGGTGCACAGTAGATTAGCGGTTGCGGGATTAAATCTGCTTTTGAATTACACGTTCTTCTATCTTGGAATATATTTGCTAAGGTATCGTGAGAGACTTCTAACAAATAATTATCTAGATAATAGACAGTGTCTGAGGATTTGTCGTATCCAATTACAGACATGATATGGTCATATTGGTTTTCGTTTCCAGAAGTGGCCCAGTCGAACCATCCCATAATGACTGGATATCCATTCTGGTTGATATTCGTGTCGAAAAAGGTTCTAAGGCTGTCTATATCGTAGATTTGGGCGTATTCTGTTGTATTAAAGTTTAGAGCAGTCATAACAGTCTTGGATGTGCTACCGATCAGAAATGTACGGCCACTGACATCTCCCCCGCATGCCCAGTTAACAATACCCTGTGATATATAATTTCCGTAATAGAGACCGATCGATTGTGTACAAGTCTCTCCACAGTATCCTAAAACGTTGCCAACCCAACCCCACATTCTTCTAGGTTTGACAGGAATGTATTTTCCAGTGAACACATTTTTACGTGGGGGATGGGTAAATTTTTTCTTCAGGTCGAGAGGGTATTTCCTGTTTTTGTAAATTATGAAGTTTTCTTTATAGTTAACGCAAAGCAGAATAACCAGGACGAGAATAGCGCACCCAAATAAAATCAGAATTAATTTCATTTATAGTAAGTAATAAAAATGTGCGATGACAGTCCAAATCCTATTTCTACTTCAGCCTGTAGCATGAATGTCCCGACAAATTGGATATGGAAATTTCCTAGCCAGACTATATCTGATGTGACGTTCTCTAATCCGATAAGCAATATTTACGGCATGAATGGTAATCCTGTGATGGGAAGAGCTGTATGTAACTTTTCTGTAAGTGGAACAGGTCTACCGAGTTGTGTTCTGGGATTTTTTACCCGAGCTGGAAATTTATATATTGACACGATCGATAGTACATTCTGTGCATACCAAATCGGCAAACAGGGCAATAGTTATATTATGCGTAGCCAAGACGGGAGTACAACAAGTACTTTAACTCCACAATCGTAAGATTTAGAGAAAAATTTTCTTAGTTGTAATAAAAATGCCTATGAAAAAGGGAACTAAATATGCCGTTTTAGCCGGCGTGGCCGTCGTTGTCGGATTTGTATCGTTTTTTCTGATAAAAAGTAATAAATTCACCACCGGACAGTCGGCCGCTTGGGCACTTGTACCCGTCCTAATTGTTCTAGCTATCGGTATTCCTACCATAGAAAAGAAACACAAGGAACACTACTCCGAGGAAATGTCTGGAGATGGCTGTAACCAGACCATTAATATCTATCAGAATTGCCCGGGACCTAGTCCCCCCGGTCCTGATGGACCAGTAAAGAAATTAGACGTCCTTGCCTGGATCAAGTCTGTTGATTCCCAATTAAGTGGCGGATGCCAAGATTGTATTGCTAATACAGCGGTAAAGATGTGGAAGCAATCAGATTTAGCCAAGGTGAAGAGCATGGCTATAGATCGTCAGAAAGTTGTCCTTAATGCTATGCTTGTTATAGACTGCAACTCTCAGTGTATTATTCCTCCTTCTGGATTAGACCGTAAAGAGGTCGCACAATGGGTTTCTATGATTGGCCCGGAATTATCTGCTCAATGCCAGGAATGCGCTGTTAATGCTATCATGAAGCTTTGGTCACCTAACGATTTTGCTAAGGCCAGAATTGGAATGAAACAAGATCAGGCTAGAATTCTACAAGGATTGATCGTATTTAACTGCAAAGATTGCGACATTAACAAACTAAATCCTGCTGATGTACAAAAATGGCTTAGCACGATTCTTACAGGAGCCAAGCCAGATTGCTACAAATGTGCGGTAGATAGCATTGTTAACCTGTGGGATGTTACAAAATTCAACCAAGTTAAACAGATGGATAAGAAGAGCCAGACTCAGGTTGTACAAGCTCTTATCGCCTTGAACTGTGAAAAAGAGTGTGTCGAAGTTCCCTCCGGTTTGACTCCTCAACAGGCCATGAGCTGGTTAAATACCGTTTTGGTTGGCGAGAATCCCAATTGTACTAATTGCTTGGTTTCGGCGATCGTCAAGAACTGGTCCCCGGCCATTTTGGATGTCGTGAAGTCTAAACCGAAGGCTGACCAGGAAAAGATCTTACAGGCTTTACTTGCGATGAACTGCCAGTCGATTTGCCATCCGAGTCCTCACCCTGAGAACTTAGTCATGCAAATCAATGCTTGGTTGAGGAAGCTTTTGCCTAGCCTATCGGCAGACTGCCTTGACTGTATAGTCAAGGCTGCCGCTTCTATGTGGGACGAACAGCAATTTGCCGAATTACAGACAAAGTCTTGCGATGAACAGGTTAAGATTGTCCGTCTGATCGGAGATTTCAACTGTGCCGGTACGTGCACTATTCCTCCTCTCAGTCCGTGCAACTAAATTATTATACCTTTTCGGCATAATAACTACAAATCTATCTCTACGAGCTGACAGTTCTTAACCCCCAGGCAATTGGGCAAAATGGCACATAAACACCCCATGTGTAATCACCAATATTCTCTGATGTTTTTCAGCTTTCTTTCTGATAAGTTTTCTGAAATCGTTTACCCTATCACGAAAAGTTTCGTAAGATTCAGGCCTATAGTCCTCGTCTAGAATATGGTTAGACGGTGCGCCGTCTCTGACCTCCCTGCATAGCTCTGTAACGAATATATGTTCGTATTTTATATTGGAATGGAGGAGAGTCTGCAGAGTACGGATCAGAGGGGAGATAATGACTAGATCGTACTCTCCGTACATTTTTGAGGCCTGTCGTTTGCCCTCGTCTGTTATATGAGGGTCGAGCTTTTCTATTCCGATATTAGCCTCGCTTTGCGCATGTCTAAGCATGTGAACCTTACCTTTACTCATTCTTTATTAGGCAGAATGAATATTTAAGCTATCTCTCCTCGCATGCTTATAGCCATAAGATCTCTAGCCATATTCTGATTTAGTCCTTCCACGTTGGTTAAAATCAGATACATTTTCGCTAGAGCAGCTTCTGTTGTCATGTCTCGTCCGCAAATTACCCCGATATTTTCTAGAGATCTATCCGTAACGTTATCCATATTCTGTGACACGTTCACCACGATGATACCATTCTTGATCGCTTCACCAACAATTTTGGCGAAATTCGGATCACTTGGTGCGTACCCGCTGTTGTAAGACTCCAAAACTATTCCGTATATTTTCTGCTCTTTCAACGCTCCTAGCAAATATTTGCTATCAACACCTGGAAAAACCTTAAACACGATTACTTTCTTCCTCGGATCGACTGGCAGAAATTTAAGTGGCTCTTTCGGTTTAGACAAAATTTTCTCGTTATTTAGTTCTATTTTCTCATCGTTCTTGCCGAGATAAGAGTAGTTTGGAGAATTGATTGCACTCTTGATTTTCTTACTTCTACAACCTCTTATTATTCGTTCTCCATCGCAAATAATCACTTCGGGGATGCTGTAGCTCTTGGCTAGTTCCATTGCTAAATTTAGATTTGATGTCAGTATAACCGTTTTATCGAGATTTTCCAACATGAAAGCTAGAGCAGAAGCTGTATATGTAATAGTTTCCGGGTTGTGCAGAATAATGAATGCATCGTAGTCGCTATACATCTTGAAAATGGTCATAGCCAGTTCATTCCAATTTTCTGGAGAAATATCTGCCGGTGCGTTAAACTCGATTATATCGCAATTTTTATCCGCTTTTATTCTAGGTACCTCGGCAGAAAAGTCGCCAGCCAAAATAACTAAGATTTTGTTAGCCTTCTTTTTGTACGATTCACTACTGTCTCCACTCTTTTGGTTCGTTAATATCAGAATAAATATGGAGAGGATGAGAAGAGCTGTCATGATTAGGATATATTTTTTCTCACGTAGCAACATTTTTATAGAAAGCAATATATTCAGTTTTAAAATATGAATGACACTATACAAAAATGGAAGATAGGGATTTAATTTGGATCGGCTCCTTCGATATTGGAAAAAAGAATTTCAGTTTCTGCATAGAAGAATTTAGCAAGTCTGAACTACTTGCGATTAGAAATATTTCCTCTACAAAGCGTTACAGCGAAGATGGAACTCCCACACCTAAGATGCAAGATATTCTCGACCAAGTGTTTGCCAACGGGAGAATTATTCTACATAAAAATCTCGATCTAACTGAAAACTGTGATCCGAAGGTGAAGTTAGATCCTGAAACTTTTCACAACATGACCGATGTCCTAGACGAATATACGGAATACTGGGATAAATGTTCCGCCGTCGTGATAGAAGAACAGATGTCTTTCGGGAAAAAGTTAAATAAAATGGCAATGAAGCTTGGGCAACATTGTTATTCGTATTTCACCTTCAAATACGGAAGGTACAAATCTGTGATAGAATTTCCGGCTTATCATAAGACTCAAGTTTTAGGAGCTCCTAAAGTAGAAGGAAAACCTTATAAATCTGGAAAAATTAGGTACAAAGCCATGGAGAAACCGGCTAGAAAGAAATGGAGCGTCGATAAGGCGATAGAGATTCTAACAAACAGAGGAGAAATGGATATCGTTGAGAATATGACTAGCAAGAAGAAACTTGACGACCTTGCTGACTGTATCTGCCAATTGAACGCATTCAAATATAAAATATATGTCGATAAAAATATTTAAAAGATTTTCTTATGATAAGATATCACATCTCTATGCCATATAAATGGGATTTGGAAAAGGTTAAAAATTTTGTAGCTACAAAAAATTTTGTCTTACTAAGCTCTGAATATATAAATACAAAAACTCCTTTGAAATTACGTTGTGAGAATGGACATGAAATAGAAATCAGTATGAATAATTTTCGGATTAATGGGAAATGTAAATTTTGTACGACCCGATGGTGCTTAGGTGATATTAAGAAAAAAGTTGAAAGTTTAGGAGGAAAACTCCTGTCCCGAAAGTTTGGGAACGTACATTTCGGGCTTTCTATAGAATGTCAGAAAGGTCATATAACACAATCGTGTTTGTCATATATGTTAAAATACAACAGAATTTCATGTATGACATGCGGGAAAAATAGCCAGAAACTCAATTTGGATACTATTTCTACACTTGTTGAACCGTACGGAGGAAAATGTTTAGAAAAAGAATATATAAACGCGAGGACAAAGATGAAATTCATCTGCAAATTTGGACACGAATTCACTACAACAGTAGATTCTATAACTACAAAAAAATCTTGGTGCCCTAAATGTCGGGTAAAGAGCGCGGGTGAGGAAATATGTCGGATACACTTTGAAAAAATCTTTGGAAAAGCATTTCCAAGTTGTAAGCCATCGTGGCTGCTAAACAACAGCGGAAATTGTATGGAATTAGATGGATATTGTAAAGAATTAGATATCGCGTTTGAATTTCATGGTCAACAGCATTATTATGATGTACCGTATTATTACAAAAAAGGAAAAACTTTAGAAAAAAGACAACAAGATGATAAATTGAAGGAAACTTTATGCAAACAAAAAGGAATTAATTTGATTATAATTCCCTATAACATTAATTTCAAAAATTTGAAGGATTATATACTTAATAAATTTCCTCTTTTGGAAAAGGATTTCAACAAAGAAGAAGTACATTGGAAAAATGCCATTATTTTTAGTCGACACGAAAAATCCTTAAATTTAATGCAGGAGATCGCAGCAAAACACGAGGGTAAATGTCTGTCCGAAAATTATATCAACGCACGAACAAAAATGTCTTTTATCTGCAAAAAAGGACATGTATTCGAGAAAGTTCCTGATGTGATTAAGAACCAAAATAAATGGTGCCCTAAATGCAGGGATAAATCAAATTGAAAACCATTTAAAATCTTTTTCCATAAAAGAAATGTCAATACAAACTTTGGAAGAGCAGTTTGCGGATTTGAAAGAATACATTCAAAACAATCACTTTGCGTTCACGTAAGATTATATGATTATACTACATTACGCATCGAACAACAAAGGTTTATTAGTAGAAAAAAATGAAAAATCATCACCTTATTGCACAATAAAGAAATGTTTTCATTTCTTTATTGTAGGATTTCTAAAGGTTGGCCAAGTGAAAATAAAGACAAGTGGGTTAGCAAACTTGGTTCCACTTTGTCGATTGAGAATAGAAAATGGCAAGGTTCGACAGAACGTTTATATCCGACCTATTATAAATGGTATATCACTATCAAGGATTTAGGTAGATTTCCTAGTGTAGTAAGCGCTGAAAAAACTATATATAGACATTCATTTTTTTCGAAACGACATATTAATAATGGAGAAGGAGCAGGTGAAGAATTTTATGAGTTTGATAACTACGATGATCCTTCGAAAAAAATGTGTGAAATTTTAGTACAATACGATGTCATTTTTAAAGTAACTATAGGTGATACTTTCACTGTAAAACCTCCGTGTATTGTGGACGAAGTGTTACCGGATGCAGAACCTTTACCTCCTATTACGAAACAAGAAACCAAAGAGATACAGCTCAGAGAATATCAACAAACTATAGTAGAAAAAATGAGAAAAGCAAGAATCGGAATTATTGTATTGGCTACAGGACTCGGAAAAACAGTAACTTTTTGTTCATACATAAAAAGAAGAACCCGTGGTAGATATATTATCGTAGTTCCCACAAAAAATCTCGTTAATCAAACTCTAAACGTATGTGGGAAAATTATCGGAAACGATTTCAAGTATTACAAATATGAAAAAGGCATTCGTATTCCCGATAATACCAATAATTTGGTTATAGTTGGAACATATCAAAATTCTCATAATTTATGCAAAATAAAAAATATCGATTGTATCATATTTGATGAGTGTCATAATACAGTAATTCTAAATCCACCTAAAAATGAACTGGAAGAATTAACACTGTCTAGATTTCAACTTCTTCTTAAATATCCCTGTGCAAAAAAGTTTTTCTTTACCGCAACTGAAAAGAACTTGATTTCTGACGACAACTATATCAGCATGGACAATGAAAGTATATACGGTGAAATCTTGTACAAGTATGATCTTGATAAAGCTATTGAGGATGGCTATCTTTCAGACTATATATTTCATCTTGTGGCAACGGATAACAAAAAATTAACTACTAAAGAATACGTAAAACGTGGTTACAAGTCTGTTGTATTTTGCAGTCGTCAAGATACAGTGGAGGAAGTATATAAATATCTCAAGGAAAATCTGTCCAAGAATATACACATCTTCAAGCTTGGAAAACACGACGATACTGATACGAACACAAAGTTATTTTCAGAATACAAAGGACAATCTGTTATCGTTGCTTGTAAGAAAATTAATGTAGGTTACGATGAACCACAGATCGATACCGTTATTCATTACGATATTTCTACCAGTTCTATTATGACTATTCAAAGAAATGGAAGAGCACTGAGAATAAACGACGACAAGGTAATGGCAACTTTAGTATTTTTATGTGACGTTTCCGGGGACGAAAATAGTCGGAGAGAAGAGATTCAAAGGTTACAAAGACCTGTAGCATATCTTAAATCTATAGACAGTCGCTTGGAAAAAAGAATAGAAAAGGAGTTAACGAAGGGCGAGAAAGATTTTAAAATTGTAGATATCAAAGTTGAAGGTAATTTTACAGATGAAAAGAAAGAGATCTACGACAGATGTTGGAAGATGCTAAACAAACGTTTAACTTATGGGGAAGTGAAAGAAATAATAAGAAGAAAAAATATTCCACCTTGTTGCAAGTGTGATTATAAACAAATATGTGAAGAAGATCCAAGAATACCCGTCGATCCAGAAGAAATGTTTGGTCATCATTTCCTCGGTTGGGTCGACTTTTTGGAAATTGATACGACACGCTATTATACAATAGAAGAATGCAAGAAGAAAATACTAGAGTATAAAAACCATATTTCTAGATACATAAAACCAACAAAAAAATGCGAAAAACTGCGTGACATAGACCAGCGATTTCCACATGTTGATATGTGGGTACATATATATAAGTTGGAAAAAATCGACGATATATTCATATGTCAATATAACGATGAATCTGTACCTAAATGGTTAAGTAAAAAAAACTTTTCGCAAAAATAAAAATGTTTTTCTATTAAAGAAATAATTTCTTAATAGAAATGTCAAAATACACATGTGAACTGTGTTTGAAAGATTTTAAGCAAAAAATAGATTATACGCGTCATAAGAATAAGAAAAATGCATGTATAAGCGTGGAGCAAGTTAAGAAACTTGCACAGAAAAAGACAGATGAAGAAGCAATTGCCAAAAATATGTCTGCGCTTTTTGCTAATTGCATGAATATTTTTAGGGACTGTGAACACATAACTGGTGATAAAGCTCTAAGAAATTTATCTTACCTACTGGTTCTTCGGCTGATAGAACCTATGATTGGAAACGAAATAGATTTGGATAATTACGAATATAATCTTCCTGATAGCAAAAAAGAGCTTGTCGAAAATCTACTAAAATACACTCGGTTCAGCGAAATTGCTTCTTCAGATGAAGAAGATATTCCGAGTATGCTTAAAGAGGTTTGGCATTCTATTCTATCTCAGCATCCCAAAACTAAGGATATTTTCCTACCCGGTAAAGGATTTGACATCAAGAAACAATCAACTTTTAAGAAACTGGTTGACAAGCTTGTAGAATTTGATTTTAGCTCCGTTGAATCTGATATTCAAGGTCATGCTTACGAAGACTTACTCAAGGATATCATGACTGGTAAAGTTTTAGGGCAGTATTTTACACAACCTTTGGTCAAGAATATGATGGTTGAGCTTATCAATCCCCAAGTTCTCGAGGATGGAACTATTGAAACCATTTTCGACCCTGCTATGGGTACAGGAGGTTTTTTAATGACTTCTTTACGTCATCTACAACAACAAGCTAAAACGATGAGAACAGATTTGGATTGGGATTTTATTCTTACAAAAGGTTTGGGAGGTCGGGAAGCGGAACCTGATACTTTCCAAATGGCTAAAGCTAATATGCTTATGTCCTCTGGACATATGTTGAATGCATTGGAACAGGGTGACAGTATCCGAGACCCGATAACTAATAAATACAATATTATTCTTGCAAATCCACCTTTCGGAATCAAAGGGTTGAAATATTCAGAAATCACATCTCCTTTAAGGAATACGTATATGCCTATAGAAAGTAATAGTGCTGTGCCGTTATTCTTGCAGGCTATTATTTCTATCCTTAAAGTCGGCGGACGATGTGCTATGGTTATGCCTGACGGACAGGAACTTTTCGGAAAAAGCAAAGCCCTTGTTGCCCTACGTGAATACCTTATGAAAACATGCGACCTAAAAGAAATTTTGTATCTTCCTTCTGGGGTATTTACGAATACTACTATTAAGACTTGTGTTGCTTATTTCCACAAGAAAAAGGAAGTGAGCGATGTTGTAACTATTGGAGGAAAGAAAGTACGGACATATAAATTCACCAAAACACACCAAACCAAGACCGTAAAATTCTATTATTGCAATCCATATGAAGAAGTTAAGAATCTGTTGGCTGAAGTTGAGATTGAAAAGATCGCAGAAAATGGATATTCTTTAAACTACGCAGAGTACTTAGAAAAAGATGAGGAAGATGAAGAAAAATATGAGGGCGTAGAATGGAAAACTTTGAGAGAAATACTCATTAAAAATAATACTAAAATCAAGGTTGAAGATGACAAAAAATACACTGTTATAGGTATGAGTTCACTAGGATATTCACAGGTAAAGAAAAAATTGTTGGGATCAGAAATCAAAATGAAATTGCAACAACCGACAAAGCAGGGACAATTTGTAATTAGTAAAATATTAAATTATTGTTATGGTTTTATAACACCGGATACATCTGATGGTATACTTAGCTCTGAATATTGGATATTTGATATCGCAGAGAATATTGTATTGTCAAAATACATGAACTATATTTACACCACATACATTAAACCTTGTCTTGAAAAAATATCAAATGGCGTTGGGATACCACGAATAGATTTTTCTAGATTCCAAGATCTTAAAATCCCCGTCCCATCTCTTTCCATCCAACAAACCATCGTAGAAAAGCTCGATTTCCTTTACGAAAAGTCTATCGCAACTTCTAATGCTAAAATTGAGGAGCTAAAGATCGAAAAGGGTATGCTAATAGAGGCGATGACTTTGGGAGTGGAGAGAAAGACTTTAGGGGAAATTTGTACATTTGAAATTGGAGGTACTCCATCAAGAAAGAACGATGAATATTGGACAAACGGAACAAATAAATGGGTTTCTGTACGCGAGCTTAATGGAGGATATATATATGATACTACAGAAAAAATTACAGATCTTGGTGTCAAGAAAAGCAGTGTTAAACTATACAATACCAACACTGTTTTATTCTCATTTAAACTTAGTATCGGTAAAACAGCTATTGTTGGAACACCAATGTATAGTAATGAGGCTATAGCTGGTCTAAACTCTAAAAATAAACAACTTCTCGACAATAAATTCTTGTATTATTACTTGACTATGACAGATTTTAGTAACAACGGTATTGGGGCTATGAGTAAAGGTTCTCTTAATAAAACTAGCTTGGCTAAACTGCAAATCCCCGTCCCACCCCTTTCCGTCCAGCAAACCATAGTTTCTCGATGTGAAAAAATTGACAGCTTAATAGCCGAACTTGAAGCACAAAAAGAACAGTCCAAAGAATTAGCTAATATGGTGCTGAAAACGTATATCGGTGGGTCAAACAAAGAAGAGTATGCTACTATTGTCGTGGAAGATGATGAGACACTTGAGGAAAGTGATGACGAGGTAGTAATCGATGTATAGATTTTTAAACCAATGTAGTATTTAAAAATTTTTCTATGTTATATAACATGTTTTTAAAATCATTTTTGAACCTGAAAATGATCTTAATCGTGGTTACAGTAGTTCTGAATAATCGGGATACTCGGGTTATATACTCCGATTTTTGCAGCCTTCTCTAGTAGTTCGTCAAAGATTCGATGAAATTCATCCGTATGACCAATATCTTTTGAATTTAAAGAATGACTGACCTCGTGTAAAAGCACATATATGAGCATATTAATGGGGTAATAATCGCCATTCTCATCGTATAGGCATAAAAATGTCTTCTCTTTGTTAATCGTGTACGATTTGTCGCCTTTGTACAGTTTTATGTTATTAAATATGGGATGTACAGGCTTAAGAATCTCTTTCAGAGTATACAACATCGGGTCGTCCTGTAGATGATACTCCTTAACCTGTTTGTATATGACCCAAGACAACACTACAATCAGAATGGCTGCCAGTACATAAGCTATTAAATTGGTTAAATTTTTACCCATTTATAATCCTACAATATATAAAAATGAAATACTGTGATATCAAGAAATTATCTGCTAGTACTCGTGCCGAGAAATGGTGGGAAGGTGTAGAGAAAAAAGAAGGCAACAAGTGGAAAACGCTACAACATAACGGTGTTCTTTTTCCACCCCCTTATGAGCCTCTACCCTCAAAGATACAGGTTCTTTACAAAGGTAAGCCTGTTAAGCTGGACGCGACATCAACCAAAAATCCGTTTAGTATTACGGCAGAGGAGGCAGCGGTATTTTTTGCTATGAAGATGGAGCAGGACGACCGTTTGGCCGAGAAAGATCCAAACAGAAAAAAATCTGCTGACGACAAGAAATTCACCGATAATTTTTGGAAAGACTGGAAAAAGATTCTCGGATCTGGACATGTTATTGCAAACTTCAAGGATGTCGATTTCACTCCCGTACAGAGATACATCGCCCAGCGATCCGAAACGAAAAAAGCGGCTAAAAAAGATTTGACAAAAGACGAGAAGGCTTCGGAAAAAGAACAAAAAGAGTCTGTAAAGGATTTATACGGATATGCGGTTGTCGACGGGGTAAAAATTCCGCTCGGTAACTATATGGTCCAGCCTCCAGGTCTGTACATAGGGCATGGTAATCATCCTTTGCGAGGCAGAATTAAGGGTCGTATACAGCCGAAAGATATTGTTCTAAATGTATCCAAAACTAACGTACCGAGATGCTTTATTAATGGAGAACCCTGCAAATGGGGAGATGTTGTTGAAGATCACGATGTTACCTGGATCGCCGGATATCGCCACCCTATCACAGAGGAGATGACCTACGTCTGGTTGAAGCGCGAACAGAGCGAATGGGTTTGTGCCAGCGATATGGATAAGTTTGACAAGGCTAGAAAACTTGGTGAGAATATAGCCAAGGTTAGGAAACAATACACGAAAGATTTATCCAGCTCAAAGAGTGAAATCCGCCAGCTTGCTACAGCAGTTTATCTCCTCGACGTCATCGCTATCCGCCCCGGTACGGAAAAAGATGAAGCGAAAGAGGCAGGAACACTAGGTCTAACAACTCTGAAATGTAGCAATATCAAATTTGACAAGGATAATCATATTACAATAGATTTCGTCGGAAAGTCTTCTATTCGGTTTGAGAAAACGTTCAAAGTGGAGAAGGTTGCTTACGATAATTTACAGAAACTCTGTAAGGGTAAAGGCAAGACAGCAGAAATTTTTCCAGATGTTGATGCAACATCTCTGAACGGTTATCTGAAAACTCTTCTCCCCGATCTAACGGCAAAGGTCTTCCGTACATACAAGGCCTCCAGTATTTTGCAGGAAGAGTTATCAGAGAATATTCCCGATCATGATGACGCTACCCACGAGAAAAAACTCATTTACGATAGAGTAAATATTGAGGTGGCCAAGGCTCTTAATCATAAAAAGATGGGCGGAGGTAGTTCCGAAAGGGTTGAAAAACTGAAGGAGAAAATAAAAGAGGCGAAGGAGAAGAAAAAGAAGAGCAACACCCCTAAGCAGAAGGCCGCGGCGCAGAAATCTATAGATACTAATACTGCCAAGCTAGAAGAAGTCCAATACAATATCAGTACCAGCACCAGTAAGGTCAACTATCTAGATCCTCGCATTACGGTAGCCTGGTGTAAACAAGGGGAGGTCCCTATAGAGAAGATCTATAACAAGACACAACTAGCCAAGTTCGTTTGGGCCATGGAGACCCCTGTGGACTGGAGATTCTAAAATGTTCCGTCATTTTAAAATTATTTAGGATGGAAATCAGTATCGGTAATTCCGATAATTGCGCAAGCTATACGAGCACCTGCATTTCCTGTTGTAGCGCTCTCTTTTCCTTGGGACGTGTCATCGTATCTATATTTTCCTAAATCGTCGGCCTTCTCGTGAAGAACGATCATTCTTCCAACAATAGAGAAAGGACTGGGAAAAAGGTCAACTAATTCATCGTCCCATATGAAATTTACATTACCCTTTTGATCGGAGACCAAATTATTCATCAAATCCCCAGCATGTCTATCGTGTCCGTAAAGATATTTACTTCCATGCATTGTACCTATCGGGTTAAAATGTGCACATGCCGAAGTACATCCCTTAGATAAATCTCCGCATTTATGTACGTGGCAACCGAAGGTCGCTTTCGGTTTGCAACCAGATAATTTGAATGTCACACGGGTACGCGATTCAGGATCGCATTGATGAAATTCGATAACTCCAGTTATTTTAGCTGGATTACATGAGGCTTTCGGATCGAACACTGCAATACAGTTGGCCATATTTGTTTATTATTAAGGAATAAATTAATTAATATGCACAAATCCATCTTGTTCTGACATGTTCGCTTTCATATCTGTTGTGTCCTCTGTATAGGTAAGAGAATCTTCTTTCTCTAGACTAATCAGTTGAACTTGCGTGTCTCTCGGTGTTGGAGGAATATCGACTTTCGGAGCTACGAAAGCCGGCTGAATATTTTCACTCGAAGATGGACTTGGTGGCAGTACAGAAGGTGATACCTGTTCTGGTTCACGGTCAGCGCCTTGCGGTTCGTAAGCGACACCCTGATCAGAATCCTTAGATTTTTCTGGATGTTTAGAAAAGATCTTATCACGCACGATAGACCATGAAAAAATCGGACGTGCAAACGTCTTCGGACAACAATTTCCCATTTATTGGGTAGGGATATCTTTTTATACGATATTTTTCGTATAAAATTAGAGTAAGCGTTCTACGGAAAAGTTTGTAGTAAAGACACCCGGTAAAATTTCACTACAATAGGTTATCATATATTGATCGGTTAAATTTGAACCAACGAAAGGTTGAATAATATCTCCTGATGACATTTTCATGATTTTCGAACCGGAACAAATAATGGGCAAATCAGGGGCAGTTACCGTAGATCCGCCAACTGCCCATCCTGTGGAAGAAGAATTTAAGTTAAAAGCTGCATACAGAAAGGCAGGACCGGTATTTGCGCCACAAACAACACTCATAGAAACTTTGTATGTGCCATTTTCCAGGACTTGTACCTGAGAATAAGGCCCGGTTGCTCCGGTTAAAACATCGAAACCCTGATTATTCACATCAACAGTGTCGAAATACAAAGGTATTGCAGAACTTCCAGGACCTGTATAGCAGTTGTTCAGGAGGGAAAGAGCTACTAAAGGTCTAATGAGCTGATTTTCGATCTGATTTTCGATACATGAGTCGACAACGGGTTCGTTTGAACAGTGTAAACTGAAGGACATTTTATTAAAAGGATAAAAAATTTCGGAAAATAAATGGATTCGTGCAAAAAAAACCACGGTGGTGTCAAGGATGAAGCTAAAGCTGTCAAAGACATTGAAAAATTCTGTGCACTATTGAAAGCAAACAAGGTTAAAGATAGCAAGGAAGCTTTTTCGAAGCTTCCTATGGTGGTGCAATGTCTCTTTCTCCACCATGCGTGGGATATTCTTTCCAAAAAATCGAAACATTCCGAAGATAGTTATTTAACCGCATTTTACCTTTTCAAACTTTTTCGCGGTAAGGATATGAAAGAGAAGGAAATATACTCTAAGTATAGCAAGCTAAAAACCCTAGAAAAAATGTATAAATCGGCTTCGGAATGGAATCGTAAGGCTTCTCCGAAAACCACAGGATCTTCCTCGAAATCTCCAGGACTGCCAAAAATTTCGTCTCGTGCTTACGATAAGGAATTTCAACGCTATGAGGCCCCTAAGGACGAAGTAGACCCCCTTTACGTCTATTATACAAGTTTATACCTGCAAAATCCGAAATCTAGACTAGCTGTCACGTGGCTAACCGAACATGGAGTTTATGAAGGACCTGATAGGGAAAAGATTATTAAAGTTTATAAGAAACTTGCCGAAGCTGGAAAATTGATTAAATAAAACAAATTCGAAATAATACAGAATGTCGCTTGAAAATTGTATCTACGAAATTTGTGTGTACGGAACTTACTCCACGTATGCCGACCAGGATGAGGATGAATCGGTCCAACTGCAATTCTATAAGATCCGTTTTCGAATACTTGATCGTTTCGGTAGATACGAGGTATGGATATTTACAGGGCTCATTGCTCTGCGTTGCGGATTTTTCGACCACGAAATAGACGCAAAAATATACATAAATCAGAGTATGAAAACAGCGATGCTCGGACAGTTTCTTTACCGGGAATGTATATTTTGTAAGACAAAAAACTATTACCCTTCGTCTTGCACAAAATGCATAAAATGTCACACTATCCTTTATCCCATAGAAGTATGGCAGATAGACGAGACGCAAAATGAAAAAAAATCCAAACATCTAGGATTTAGTTTGATACGATATGAATCGCCAAGTCGGAGTAAAAGCTTTATCCAAGGTTCTCAAGCAGCAGAAAAACTGCCAGACCTTTGAAAAGTATATTTTCGAACAGGTTGAAAAGGCTGAGAATGCAACCGAGCTATACCTTTGGTGTATTTATCAGGTCGTCGGTCTGCTTATACAGGACGCTTCTGAGATGAAGAGTATTGCCGGAGCTGTGAAAGCCGGTAGAATAGGCTGGAAAAGTCCAACTTACGATACAGTTTCGGCCAAGATTGAGGAATTCGATGAGTACCTTGCCAAGCCTTTCGAGGTTGTAGAGGGTGTTGTGGAGTGTGGCAAGTGCCATTCGAAGAAGACTTGGAGCGTACAACGCCAGACAAGGTCCCAGGACGAACCTATGACAACGTTTAGTCGCTGTGTAGAATGCGGTCATCAATGGTCTTACTCGGGCTAAAGCAAATTTGGATTTGCTTACCTAAAATGATTTTATTTAAAGATTTATTTTGTAGTATAAAATGACTACAAAATTTCGTATAGAATACGACTGGGAAGGAGGTCATCCAAGCGGATGCATAAATTTTAGCAAAGGAGCCTGGATTGTTCGGTTCAACGATGGTACACGTAAACAATTCAATGAGAAACATTACGGGTACGAAGAAGCGAAAAGATTAGCGGAAGAATGGCACATACAAACATCTTTAGAAAAATGTTTGACTAGAAATCAATACAGACGAATAGAAGACGATATCGAGGGTATATATTATGAAATGAAGTTACAAGATCATTTTATTGCAAAAATAGATGAATTTACACTTCCATTAGCATTAAAATGTGTTTGGAGTGCTAAAAAAGGTGCACACACCGATGCACGTTACATGGAACACAGTGGCAAGAAAAAAGAAGGAATACCTCCGCAAAGATTTCATAGGTTAATTTGTCCTCTCTTTAAGGAAGTAGATCATATAAACCGAGATGGTCTCGATAACAGGATAAAAAATCTCAGAAATGGGGGAGGGAGTGTGAACAAACTAAACCAATGTAAGAGAACAGACAACGCATCCGGAAAGACCGGTGTTCATTTCTCGAAATCTGAGAATCTTTGGGTTGTACAATATCCAATGAATGGAAAACGGAGAAAAAAGACTTTCTCGGTTTCGAAATACGGCGATGAAGGTGCTAAAGAAATGGCAATCTCGTGGAGAAAACATATTGACGAACAATTCAATATCTCTAACGGGTATTAATTTTTATCAGGTCTTAAAATTCATAATTTAAGAGAAATATGAATTTCCAATCTTCTACATTGACTAGATTTATTAATTTAGACCAGTCTAAGCATAAATTAGAACACATGACAAAAGTGTTAAAAGATAGCGGAATATATAACTATAAACGATTTTCTGCTGTAGATGGACGCAATCTCGAAATAATTTCTGCCAATGCTCATTTGGTTATTCCTTATAGCGATAAGATTTTTGTTAACCCGATACATTCTAAACATATTCGATTATCGAGAGGTGAGATTGGTGCGTCTTTGAGTCATTTATTGGTTTATTTGGAGTTATTAAGCGACCCGATACATGAAAAATACTTAATTCTCTAAGACGATATTTTAATACCCGATCCAAAACTTTTAGAAATATATCTTAATAATTTACCCCCTAGTTCAGAATATGATTTTGCGCATCTAGAAAATACTAGACGAGTAACGAAGGAGTCTCCACAAATTGTTAACGATTGGTATGTGGCGTTTGGTAACAATGATTACTGTTTCCAAATCGGGGCATTCGGTTATGTTGTAACAAAACGCGGGGCTATGGCTGTATTTAAAAAATATGGGTTCACTATAACAGGTGCACCAGATGATATACTTAACAATATGATGCACACAGAAGGCATTGTCATTATCAGATCGAAAGACAATATTGTCTATATCAGCGATTTGCCTGCAGATATTTGGTCTGATCCGAATTTGTCAGATATCCCGAAAACGGACTAGGTTTTACGTTAACATGTCCGTACGGACAGTGCCGACATTTGTTTCCACAGCATTTCCCCCTCTTAAGATGCACCAGTTCGGTCATAACCGTGTAGCCCGTTTTCGGGTCGATATAAGTATTCTTGCCGTTCTGAACGGCAAGTTTGTGTATCTCTTCGATATCTATTATAGTTTCACTCATGTATAAGTATAAATACTTATACATAATTAATTCATTTTACGTTCTCTTTCGAAAGTAGTCGAATCCTGCACATGTGGCATAAAAAGCGATTCTCTCCGGAATAAACACAATTGGGGAATAATACACGGCAACAGCATTATCTATCAGCGCGTTGAGAATTGGTACGCCATCAAAATGCTGCAAAATCGTCACAAATATTATTCCCATGACAGGATCGGTTTTCCATTGTCCGAGAAGTATGATTTGGTACACAATCAAATTGTAAACGATCGAGAGAAACGTAAACCATTCCAGCTCTATTTTTCGAGCAAGAAGAAAAGACACTCCGAACGTCACCCCAAATTGCCAGAAAAAATAATTCGTACAAAAGCTGATAAAAAGAGGATATAATTTCTTGGGGATTCGATATATATGGAAGCCGGAATCATCGAGATATACGCGAACTTCTTTGATTGCATAGAGAAAGATGAGAATCTTTACTTGTGGGAAAATGACCCCGAACAGGATGGGCAAACTGATTTTCAGAAAATTTTTAGACATAAATTCTTGGTAGAGGTAATCCATAACTGTAACGGCATAAGCTGTTAAAAATTTTTTTCAATTTATACCGAAATAAGTCTTCAAGCCTTGGAAAAGTGGTGAATCTGGCCAAGCAACTTGTCTAGGGCTGAACCACCAATCTGCGTAAGGTAATTTAGACAAAGCTGTATTTGCTGCCACCGTTAACAATGCGAACATTCCCTGCCAGAATGAGTAGACAAGCTCCATGACAGGACCGACAACATTTTCAAAGAAGAAAAGTTTCACGCTATTGGCAACTTCTTGTCCTCTAGGAAAATAGCCGGCTGCAGCCTTGAGCAAATCTACCCCAGAGAACAGATATTTATTCATGTATTCTCCTCCATATTGCAGATAGGTGTTATTAACCCTTTCCCAGTCGGTCTGTTGGTAAACGTGAATTACACCGGCAATTACCACTATCCAAAGAATCGTTCCGACAACAAGCTCAACCTTCCCTCCCCAAAAATCGTATGCTCTGACCATCGGCCGGTATATAATTCTATCTACAGCAACTGAGGCAATTTTGAAAGGTAGTTTAACCACCCCGACAGCGGCTCTTTTAATACCACCAGAATAAATTTCTCTGAACCATCCCGGAATTTGGTGCCATTTCAGATCTGTAAGAGATTGCTTGGCCAATTGCATGTCATAAAGTTCCTTAATTTTTCCATCCATATCTGCCATCCCCTTGCCGATATCGTGGAACTGTACTTCCATAGCGGCACGATTAATTTCCGCAGACTCGGAAAATTGAGCCATTGCTTGGTTACTAGCGGCTAACTGGCTTTGTAGTTGCAGATTTTGTTGCGCAACTAGTCTAAGCATGGCCATAATCTCTTCGGGGCTCGTTCCTTGAACTTCACGAAGCTTTTCTCCCATCAGTTCGGTTTTCATCAATTTTTGGCGTTCTTTCTTGACCTGTTTTTGTGTCGGAGCAGGAATATTCTGTTCGTAGAGGACAACAGATTCTTCCTCTTCCTCTTCTTCACTAGATTGAAACATGCCGAAAACGGCCTGTTCTCTCATGATGGGGACTTCTAGCGGAACAACCGCTGGTTCTTCCTCGATTAGTCTTGCTTTGCCTACCAAAACATCGAGAAGATATCGAACCTTTTTCTCCGCTACCTTGCTACCTCGGGCATAATCGCAATATTGCGTGAAAAGAGTCTCAATAAAACTTTTTTCATTGTCGCTGAGGGAATCGATATTCTGATTCACCATCCACGTTACCGCAGAGAATTCTAAATCTAATTCTGTTACAGTCATTTATTATTTTTAGGATCCTTTTTTTCTCTCTAAGAAATAAATGGCCGGTACGAATTATGTTATTAATCCAGTCAAGGCAACGTGTATGAAATATTCGGGCACAGACCATGGGATCCAAGGCCTGAACGATACATGCTTCGGTATATGTGCCGCTTTTAGTGGTACATACGATACCTTCGCTATGGATCCGAAATGCACACAAGCATGCACAGATTTTATTGAACAGCGTAAGCATGAAATTTTCGGAGTCGGTAGTTGTGATCACCAAGTTCCTTATCGACCTGTCGCATGGCAACAGGTACCTCGTTTTGTGCCTCAGCTAATGCAGAAAAAAGGCATGACAGTTGAAGAAGCCAGAAATACATGTAAGCAAATGTGTAACCAAAGAGTTCCTTTGCTCGCGGCAGAATGCCGAGAAAAATGCGATTTAGATGCGAATGCCGTTGAAGAATACAAACCTGTTAAAGCTAAGCCACAACCCGTTCGTTCTGTGGATTTGAAAAAGGAAGAAACGAAACACCCTGTTGCGTTTTGGACTATTGTTTCTCTGATTATCCTGTTATTGATAGCCTTAGCAATTTTCGCATATAAAAAGATGGGTCCTAAATAAAATGGAAAAACCTCGCCTAGTTGATGGTACCATTTTTTTCTACACGGGACAATTTTTGCTATACGGGGCGGTAGGGCAACAGAATGTTTCTGTTATTGAAAAAGAGTTAGAAAATAGCGGTAATCTCGTTGTCCGCTATTGCGAAGGATCTATGTGTACTATATATGAAACCGATCGGTATACGATCATTCACGATTTTCAAAAGTCTTCTTCAATCTGTTTTCATGCGGCAAATCTTCACAAAATAGATTTGATCTGTAAATACGTTCGGTAAAATTCTCATTTTAGACAAACATGAGAAAGACAATTTTAGACGATACAACACTTCTGCAGAACTACAAAGAAGACAAAACTGCTTTCCGATAGGTTTCCTATCGGAATTAAAATGTTTTACTTAAAAACCACACTGATTATATAAAATGAGTAAACGAAGGCGCGAAGAATGTTCCGAGTCCGATCCGGAATACGAACCTGGAGATTCTGACCAGGATTTAGAATCTGATTTCCCAGAACTCAGACACTGTGATAAGAAAACGCACGCAGAATTTGTAGCTATTCAGAAAGAGGTCGAGAAGACCGAGCCGAATATTGTCAGCATTTTGAATACACCGATGCTTCTCTGTGACAAGACTGAACTTTTCCAGCTTTTCGAGATCTATGGAAATATGCACGATGAGGTTTCTACAGCTAAGCTAGACTTGAAGAAACATATTCAGACCAAATTAGATCAAGCAATTGTCAAGTATAAGCAATATCAGCGCTATTCGGAGGAAGAACACAAAAAATTTAGCCGAGAAATCGAGAACCTAGAGCAATACGATGAGAACGAAGAGCTAAAATACGATATCGTTAAACTGGAGACTAGCCAAGCTAACAAGAGGATAATTTATCACGAATACAAAAGGATGTCTGGAATGTCTTTAAGCGACGATGAATTACCCAAGCTACGAAACTGGATGAATTGGGCTCTGTCGATTCCCCATGACAGGATGAAGAGAATTGATCTGAATAAACAGGAGTTAACCAAATTTTTACAGAAAGTTAGCAGAAAAATGGATGACGAGCTCTACGGGATGCAAAAAGTCAAAGAACAGATTCTGCTTTTCCTAAACTCTCGTATCGTCAATCCGAACATGCAAAAATGTTCCTTGGGATTGTTAGGGCCGCCAGGATGTGGTAAAACTACAATAGTAAAGATTTTAGCTGATCTGTTAGATTTTCCTCTTGAACAAATCTCATTGGGAGGAGTACAATCGCCAGAATTCCTAAAAGGTCATCAATATACCTATATCGGGGCAGAACCTGGAGAAATCGTTAAATGTCTAAAAAGGATGAAGGTGAAGAATGGGATACTGTTTTTCGATGAATACGACAAGGTATCCGTAAATAAAGAGGTATGCTCTGCACTTCTGCATATCACAGATAGTTCTCAGAATAGCAAATTCCAAGACAACTACCTCAGCGGAATAACCATAGACCTATCTTATCTGTGGTTCTTTTATTCGATGAATCAGAGACCGGATGACGATGCTCTTGCCGACAGAATTTTCTACGTTACCATAGAAGGGTATAGCCAACTGGATAAATTTTTTATAGTGAAGGACTATTTACTAAGAAAAGCCCATAAAAATATGGGTTGGGAACCTAATAGTGTGACGATAACTGATGATGCGATTACATATCTTGTCGATAAGATTTCTCCACCTTCCAATCCGGGAATTAGGACTCTCGACCATGCTATTACGACAATAGCGAACAAGATCAACTTTCTCTATCACCACCAGAACAAACAGGGTAGAATGACAAGTTTCAAGACCACTTTCGATATTGGGAAGAAACTTTCCTTTCCTTTCTGTCTCGGTAGAGAAAAAATAAATATGTTCCTAAGCGGTTCATAAACCACTTTAAGCGGTTCATAAACCACTTTAAGCGGTTCATAACAGAATAACCAGCTTTAAGGGTTAAGATAGATAATAAAATGTCGAAGAGAAAACAAGATGAGGTTGTACAACCTGATATTTCTGAAGAATTCCTCGTCGAGTGCGAGAAAAGATTTAAGGCAGACCCTGTCAATATTATCACTAGGAATGCCGTCAATGCGGTCGGGTCCATGTTTACCACGATAAATTCCAATCGTGTCAACGAAATTTCCCATATTTTTCTCAATTCGGTGAAGAAGAAAAATCTGCGTGCTACGAATCAGGGGGCATCTGGTCGTTGCTGGATGTTCGCGGCTCTAAACACGTTCCGTCATATTCTTATACACGCTCTCGATCTAGAGAATTTTGAGTTCTCTGAAGTGTATCTTTTCTTTTGGGACAAACTGGAGCGTTCTAACTCCTACCTGAAGTGGTTTATCGATCATCCCGAACAGCAACCTGGTGACAGGGCTCACGAATATATGCTCATGGATTATATGTCGGATGGAGGTTGGTGGAATACTTTTGCCAATTTAATCAATAAGTATGGTGTTGTACCTGCTGGCGCAATGAAAGAAACTTACCAAAGCGACGATTCAGATGCAATGAACAAAATCATAAAGGAGAAACTGGATAGCGCTGTCAATTATATTCGACTCCACCGTAACAAGACAGACTTGGAAAAATTCCGTAGAGAAACTATACGAGGAATCTACGACATTTTAGTAAAGTTTCTTGGAGAGCCTCCTAAACATTTCGACTGGCACTTTTCTCGTGACGAGGATGAAGATAGCAATGGATACGGTGTTGTCTGTAAGTTAACCCCGAAAAAATTCCTTGCCATGGTTGCACCGAACGTCGATATGAACAAAGATTTTATTGTATTGGCTCATATTCCTACAAAAGGGCTTAGGTATAATACAAAATATCGTATTCGCTACACAAATAACGTTAGTGAAGGGGAGAATTGCACAGTTTTCAATCTCCCCATTCAGGATTTAGCTAAATATGCGGTGAAATCGATTGCAAGCGGATTTGCTGTGTGGTTCGTCGGCGACGTGCATCAGTCTTTCAACTGGTTCCATTCATGTCTAGATGATAAACTTGATGATCATAAGACTGTGTTCGGCGACACGGAGAAATTTGATAAAGGAGATCGAATTTTGATGCGTAACGTACAAGGAAATCATGCCATGGCCCTAACCGGGTTCAATCTAGACGCGAAAGGGCGTCCGATCAACTGGCAAGTTGAAAACTCTTGGGGTTATTACGACAACGAAACTCCGGGATTGGACGGCTTTCTCACTATGAGTCACAGCTGGTTCAAGAAATATGTCACACAAATTGTTGTACACAAGGAATTCCTTTCTAGAACCCTGAAGAAGAAGATTGATATGGAACCCGTTGATCTAGATCCTTGGGATTGTCTGGCACCAGCGCTGAAGGTCGGTGTACATAATCCGCCGGCTAATTACCTGCAAATTCTGTCCGGATCGACAAGATTCCATAAGTAAATTATTTATACCTCTAGGTATAAATAAATGTTGTTGTTAACAGCTTTTCCTTTCCTCGTCGTAATCGTTTTTATCATTTTAGCGATCGTGACGCGGAAAAAAGTCTTTATCGTCTTCTCGATAGGAGCGATAGTTTGCGAAATTTTGGGAAGAATTGAGAAGAAGATCACGAAAAGTGTTTCCGATGCGAAAATATTCCAGCGTCCAAATCCTCCCGCGAAAGGCTGTGGATATTTTCCGAGAGACCACCCGAGAGTTACTTTCGGGTTTCCCAGCGGACATGCCCAATTCTGTGGATTTTTCGCTTTGTTCTGGACTTTGTACATACTTTTCACCGACTGGAATAAAAATAAGAAAGCTGCTATCATCGGTCTGATCTGGTTGGCAGCTATCACAGTCACCATGGACAGAGTATATATCGGGTGTCATAATATTCTGCAGATATCGGTTGGATTCGTGTTGGGCCTAATTTATGGTTTTGTCGCGTGGTGGCTATTAGAACGTAAACTTTGAAGTTGCCTTCATAATACCGCAATCGGAAGAGGTAGTATCTTTCAGCTCTAAAATAGGTAACTGATATCGGAAAAATTCCATATCGGCAATCGTAGAGTGATTTTTACCGGCGTAAATAATATAGAGTTGACCCTGGAATTCAACATCGTTAAAGTAAATGAAATATGGAGAGGTGAATCGTCGCAAATACATGGGAAAATTTGGACGTTCAATCCGGAGTTTCTCCAAAATTTGTGGTAACGGTAGCTCCTTGCTCTCTGTGGTTGAAAAGCAAGAATTAAACCCGCTAAGAAAACCACCCATTTTATTTTAACCGAGCAATTATTTAAAATTGAAATACTTCTCAGTTTTGATTTTCAGGTAAAATGATAGCTATGACGCTGACAATATTATCCATTTTCATGTTGCATTCCACATTGGTTGTGCACATTATCAACCCAATGTGCAGGCGAGGACTACAGGAAGAGAAGGGTAGAAAAATTCTCTATTCTGTCTTGCAGATCGCATTTTATTCCCTGTCATCGCTAATGGTAGAAAAATATGTCTTTTCCGATACTTACAGTCTTTTTGGTCCTCCAACAGAAGGGAGCACAGATTTGATTTTCGTGCAATTAGGATGGTATATATACGGACTTGCTCTTGACAGACATAAGATTGATATGCTTTTACATCACATTGTGACTATTACCCTTCTTTTGTATTCAAAATATACACTGTTAGAAAATTTTGGACTAGCCGTGTGTCTAGTTCACGATATTAGCGATCCTTTCCTGCATGTCGCTAAACTGTTTAACTATAATGGAAAATATCCGGTCATTCGCGATATTATTTTCGGGATGTTTGCAACAATTTTTCTGACAACCAGGTTGTGTATTTTCCCATATCTAGCTTACCGATACGCTCAATTTTCCGGATTTACGATTGGGTTTTTCGGGATTTGTGCACTGCAAGTTCTTCATATTCGCTGGAGTTGGCTTATATCGAAAATTATTTATAAAGTTATCAGAGGACAAGATGTGAAAGATGATGATTAGATTTTAAGACGTGTTTATTTTGAAGAAATGTCTATTTCGGAACTGGATTATCTCCGTTTCGTCTACTACTGTTTGGATATGCCGATGAGAATCGCGATACAAAACTATTTTCCAGCCATTCCTCCCGAAAATTATTATATCTACGTTTGCCAAAATTGTCGTTCTCATGTTGCCCAAGGAGTTTGTCAAGAGCCGACCTGCGGAAAATTAACATGTCAGCACTGTGCAGGGTATTGTCTAGAGGATCAAAAAATTCTTTGCTTCTCACACGCGGACAAATGTGCCATGTGCAGAACCGGTTGTGCCTGTATAAAATGTCGTGTCTATATTACAGACTACGTCTGTAATACTTGTAGCGA